CTGGCCGACGGCGCCGAGAAGGGCTACGGCGCCGAGAAGATCGCATCCAACCTGCGCGGCCTGTTGGATGACATGCGCTGGGCGTACAAGGTCGCCCTGACGGAGACCACCCGAGCGCAGTCGTCGGCCACGCTCTACCGGTACGCGCGCAACGGGGTCAGTGCCAAGGATTGGATGACCGCGGCCGACCAGCATGTGTGCGTCACGTGCAACACGAACGAGGACATGGGTGCCGTTCCGCTGGACACCGCGTTCCCGTCCGGGGATGAGGCGCCACCGGGCCATCCGCTGTGTCGGTGCTCGCTCGCGCCGGCCTGGCTCACGGCGGACGAGGCTGCGGCGGCTGGCCTGTTCGACGCGATCGCCGAGCGCGCCGCGGTAGAAGCCAGCATGCGCGCGGTGGACAGCTTGGTCCCGCTGGCTGACCTGGTAGCGGAGTGGTATGACACTCTGGCTCGGTTGCTCGCGCCATCCGAGGACTTGATCTTGTCGTCGGATGCGGTGGAGATCCTGAGCACGCGTCTGCTGGAAGCTGCAGACGATGCAGCCGCGGCACTGGCCGAGATGGGCATCGACCCCTCGCGCGAGCTGGTCGCGTTCGCCAGGGCTGCAGACGCGCAGGACGTGGCCGGGATGCACCGGGCCGTGCGCGACCTCATGCGTCAGGCCGGGCTGAGCTACATCGACAACCCGTACGACGTCGTCGGGTTTGACCCTCGGACCATGATCGCGGTTGGTGACGTCGAGGCGGGCCAGGCTGTGTACGTGGTCACGCCGGGCGTCACAGGCACGGTTGAGGGTGAAGCGACGGAGCTGGTGCGTTCGATCGTGATGCCGCTGACCGCGGACGTGACGCCCGCGGTGGAGGCCAACTACGCCCGCCTGCGCGAGGCCATGGAGGGCATGTTCGGCCCGCCGGACCTTCCCGGTATCGCTGGGACAGAGGTCGACCCCGCACTCAAGATGACCGTTCGTGAGCTGCGCCAGGTTGCGGCCGACAATGGCATCCCGTCGCACCTGCTGGGCTCGGGCGCACGCAAGGCGGAGATCGTCTCGACGTTGCGTGGCTGGGAGATCAGTCGAGCGGTGAAGCTCACCGGCCTGCCGGAGTGGCGCGCACCGCGGGTCACGTTCAGCGGTGAGCTACGCACGGTCGCACCCCCGCTGGCGCTCCCGACCAATGCGCCGTACCGCATGGTAACTACGGACTGGCGCACCGAGATGAACGTCCTAGTGGGGGGAGCGGACACCGGGCCGGGGGGGCTCGCGGTCCGGCATGCAGCCGTCGATTACACCTCTGCCGGCGCCTACTACGCCGACGGTACGGTGTGGCGCCTGAACGGTGTGGACTATCTGATCGAGCACAGTGCCGCAGACGCGGGGTCGGAGTGGGTATCTCGGGCGCTGGCCGATATCCAGCGGGTGCATGCGGAGATCCCTGGGGCCGACGGCGCGAACCGGTCCTACGCCATCGTGCGCGGTCGTAACCCTGCTGATGCGTACTGGGAGAAAAAGTACAATATACCCGGGTTCAAGTCGGCTGCCACCGCGGGCAACGGACGCGTCAACCTCTGGGACTTCCAGCCTCGCAACGGGGTGGATCGGCAGTTCGAGCGGGACACCTTGCGGCACGAGACGGGGCACAACGTTGACCAGATCAAGGCGAAGCCTGCCGGTTCGTACAGCGAGGACGCGGCCTGGCAGACCGCGGCGCGGCTCGACCAGGCTCATGTCGATCAGATGTACGACGTCCGGGCGTCGGTCAATGACGCATACGGCGTGGGCCAGACCGCCGATTCGAGCAAGGGCTTCCCCCGCGGTGTGACGCCGTACGGGAAGTCCAGCGCTCGCGAGGACTGGGCAGAGTCGTATGCGCTGTACGTGCACGATGGCCCGATCGCGACGGGTCGGCTGACGCGTGACGGGGACGTGATCTCGCTGTGGTTCCGTGACCTCTACCCCGAGCGAGCCAGGTTGCTCGACCAGCTCATGCCGGACTTCGCTCAGCGCCAGCTGGCCGAGATCGCGGCGGCCCGGACGCCGGTCGTCCCTCCGACCGCGAGCGACCTGGCGGGCAAGACCGTGGCTGCGCTGCGCGCGCTGGCGAAAGAGCAGGGACTCACCGGGACGTCGCGACTGACCAAGCAGGGGCTGATCGACCTGCTGACCGGGGCCGAGCCGGGCACCTCCACCGCGGTCACGGCGGTCACGAAGCCGCTCGAACAGATGACCGTGAGCGACCTGCGTGTGCTGGCGAAAGAGCGTGGCCTGAAGGGCTACTCGCGGTTGACCAAGCCAGAGCTTCTGTCCCGGCTCGGTCCGACCGAGGTCCAGGACGCCGGCATGCGGTTCAATGCCACGGCGACCGGGCGCGCCGCGCTGGAACGGGTGCCGGTTCGGGCTGAGATGGCCGGTGGCGCGAACATGGAGGCTGACACGTGGCGCGTGACCGGCCTACAGGGGCTCACGAGCAAGGTTCCGAACGCTACACAGGCGCTCACGCGGTACGTGCGCCGGCCTGGGTTCATGAACCTGCGCCTGTCCGACCCTGGGGCGCTCATCCACGACCAGAGCTTGACCGAGCTTGCGACGGGGGTAGTCGATCAGACCGCTGCAGCGCGGGCTGGCGTGCTGGCCGACCGGTATGTCAAGGCCGTTGACGCGTTGATGTCGCAGTCTCGTCTGAGTGGGGACATCACGGTATGGCGAGGGGTCGAGGTCGCGCGCCTGCCGGGGCTGCCGGCCGGCGGGTCGCGGGTCGGGTTCGAATGGACCGATCCCAAATTCCTGTCCACTGCAGCCAGCCGGCGCGTGGCCGAGGACAGCTTCGCTCAGGGGCCGGGAGCTGTGTTGCTGCGCATCGTGGCACCGCGCGGGACCGGAGCCATATCGCTGGAAGGGCTCGGCGAGCAAGAGATCCTGCTCGATCGAGGACTCAGGTACCGGGTCATCGCCGAGCGTGGGACGGCGCCGGGTGGCGCGGCGATTCTGGACGTCGAGGTGATCTCGGGATGATCTACCCGCGGCCCGGCACTGTGAACAGCGTGTGCTCAGTGACATCATCTGAGTACGTCGTGACGATCTCGCCACGTACGGCGCGGGCAGGGTCATCAGTGATCTGCCCGGCCCGGTCCATCATGATCACGCTTTCGGACTTTGCGGCCCGCACCGGGGCCGGCGCACCATCGCTCGACACGTTATCCACCGTACCGCGCCTCGCGGAGGGAATCGCAGACCATGCCCGCATCGACAACCATCCGCGCGTATGCGCCGATTGTGAAGACGGAAGTCCAGGACGATGGCAGTGTGCTGGTCTCCGGCCCGGCCGCGGACGCGGGCCTGGACCGAGATCGGCAGCGCCTCGATCAGGCATGGCTCGACCAGGCCATGCCGGAGTGGATGGCCGAGAGCGGCAACGTCCGCGAACAGCATGACCCCAAGCGCGCTGTCGGGGTCGGGGTCGGGCTCACGCGCAGCGACACCGGATCGCAGGATCTGGTGGCCGCTGTCGTCGATCCGGTAGCGATCCGGAAGGTTCTACCGGGCCCCGGGGGGCGTCGGCCGATCCTGAAGGGGTTCAGCATCGGGGTCAAGGATCCCATCATCGACTTCGGTCGGGCGGACGCCCCGAACGGTCTCGTGGTCGGGGGGAAGATCGTCGAGGTCTCTTTGGTCGACCGACCATCGAACCCCCGGACGGTGTTCGCGATGGTCAAGGCCGACGGCGCCGACGACGCCGAGCTTGAACCGGTGGAGGTGCCGGAGGTCATCATGTCGGATGAGGTGACCGGGCAGGCCGCCGCGGTGCTGGCCGAGATCAAAGCGCTGGTGCCGGACCTGGAAAAGCTTGACGCGGCCGGGGACATCGCCGAGGCGCAAACCGCCATCGCCTGCATCGCCCGGATCATCGCGTCCGAGGCTGGCGGCCTGGCCGCGGGCGAGATGGATGAGGCGGGCGACATCGATTGTCTGCTCGACGCTGTCCGAGCCCTGAAGTGGTTCATTCAGCGAGAGGCCAGCGAACCAGCTGCGGAGGTAACCGAAATGCTCGATTCCGATGCCGTCAAGGCCGACACCGTGACCGAACCCGAGGCGCCGACCCAGCCGTCGGCCGTGGTGGTTACACCGGAGACCCTGTCCGCTACGATCAGGGACGCGGTCACAGAGGCGACCGGTCCCCTGAAGGATGAGCTGACACTCGTCAAGGCGGACCTGGCGCGGCTGGCAGCGATGCCCATGCAGGGAGGCCCGGTCGGGGCGCGCACTGGCGCGCAGACTCTGGCAGCACGGGAGCGGGACGCGCTCAGCCTGGTAGAGCAGGCGAATGCGCTGCTGACAAAGGCGGACTCCACCGACGACGCCGGCCTTGCGGCTGGCTACCGGGAGCGGGCCGCCGCATTGCGGGCACAGGCGGAACGCTGACCCGCACCCCCTCATCGTTGCTCGGAGGAACCTGTGAGCGGATATCCCAAGGTCGAAGAGCTGTTCTCCGACCACACCCTGACTCCGGCCGCGCGGTCGGAGCGATTCGACCGGTACACAGCGGCCCTGGCGGGCGCCCCCATGCGCGTGCTCGAACGCGGCGAGCTGCCGCACACGAACGGTGGGCAGCGCATCGACTTCACCACCAGCCAGCCGACTTCGCCGTTGGGCATGCTGCAGAAAGCGGCTCAGTCGCCGGACCTGGTCAAGTCGCTCGGCGCCGAGGCGCTGGCCTCGCTGACCGCGACGCTAGCCACGCTCGGGACGCAGATCCCGGATCTGGTGAAGGACATCACGACGTCCAGTCCGGTCAGCACGGGCCTGGTCGCGTACGACCTGGAAGCACCGGCGAAGATGCTGACCCCCAAGCCGACCCCGCTGCGCAACCGCATCCCGCGCCGGCCCGGCATCGGTCTCAATCGCCAGTACAAGCGGATCACCGGCTTCACCGGTACCGGTACCGGCGGCGTGGGCGTGATCCGGCCCGGTATCACCGACACCACACAGAACGATTTCAAGATGTCGGGCGCCTCGAACTCGCAGTTCTGGGGCCGCGGTCCGAAGATCAGCTACGCGGGCGACTCGGCGACCGTGCCCTACATTCAGTTCTCACTCTCAGATGAGGTGAACTGGTCGGCTCAGTTCGCTGGCCAGGGCTACCAGGACGTCCGGGCGCTGTCCCGCAATGCCCTGCTCTGGTCGAGCATGCTCATGGAAGAGCGCGTCATGCTCTACGGGCGCGGTACCGGCTCGGGTTACGCGGGCATCCTCGCGGCCCCGACCGGCGTGTCTGGCACGGCGCGGTCGGCCACCGGTTCCGAGGTCGGCATCGTGAACGCCTCGGCGAACATGTACGTCCGCGTGGTGGCCGAGAGCGGCGACTTCGGAGTGAGCCAGGCGACCGCGGCTACCGGCGCGATCGCGTTCACGGCCGGTCAGGTCGTGGACATCACGTACACCCTGCCGGCCGGCGCCACCGGTGCGCGGGTGTTCATCTCGCAGGCCGCGGGTGCGGATCCGGGCGACGCTGCGCGGTTCCTCTACACCGCCACCGTGGGCACGATCTTCGGTGGCCGGTCGGGATACAACAAGCTGACGATCCAGGGGACGTTCAACACGTCCGGCACCGTACCGACCGCGTACCCGCTGACCGCGGGGGGCACGGCCAACCTCACGGCGGCCGACGGCGGATCGGCGGTTGCCGCGGAGTACGACGGCATCTTGGCCTACTGCACCGGGGCGAACGCCGGAGCGGTTAGCAAGATCAACGGGACGTTCTCGACCACGAACCCCGGCACCGAGTACCAGACGGTGTTCGCCTCGCTGTTCGACGCAGTCAAGGCGTCGCCGGACCGGATCCTGATGGCGGGCCGCGACCGCAAGCAGCTCTCGGACACGATCAAGGGCTCCGCGAACTCGAACTACGGCATCCGGCTCATGCAGGACGACGTGTCGGGGCTCACGCTCGGCTCGGTCGCGGTCGGCATCTTCAATGAGGTGACCGGTCAGGAGTGTGCGATCGAGGTCCACCCGTGGCTGCCGCAGGGCAACTCGCTGGTGCTCTCGGACAACCTCCCGATCCCCGACACGAACGTGGATTCGATCTTCGCCGCGGTCAACGTCCAGGACATGATGGGCGTGGACTGGCCGGTCAACCAGTTCGCGTACGAGTCCAGCTCGTATTGGTTCGGCACGCTCGTGTGCTACGCGCCGGCATGGCTCGGCGCGGTCGTCGGTATCCAGGCCGTCTGACGGGTCGACCTCACACCGCGTCCCGCCCACCCGGGGCGCGGTGTGAGGTTCCAGGTGGGAGTGCAACGTGGCGCGTCTGGTCCCGCTCGACGGAGCGTACCGAGTTGAGGTCGAAGGTCAGCGCGGTCTGCGGACCTACCGCAAGGGTCGCGACGGTACGATCACCACGACCGAGGCGGACGCTCGCTCCCTCATTCGGGAGGGCCTGGCCGTCCGGGCTGGCGCCGCCGGCCCGACGGCGCATATCACAGGCGGGTACGTCTGCGAGTGCGGACGGCGCAACTACTTTCGACGCTGCGGCAAGTGCGGACAGGAGAACTGAACCATGGCGACCGCCAAAACACCCGAGCCCCCGACACCCGAGCCCACTCCGGCACCGGTCGAGGTTTCACGTGAAACCGAGGCTGAGACCGAGACCGTTCGGCCGGCGCCGGTCACCCCGTGCGAGCATGGTTGCGGCGCGGTGCATCCCGTGCCGGCCGACGCTACTGGGTTCGCGTGCGAACACG